ACGCGCTGCTCGACGCCATCAAGCCGGTCCTGCTCGACCACGACCTCGCTCTGATCCAGACGCTCGTCAGCCAGGAGGGCAAGGTCGGCGTCTCGACCGCCTTCCTGCACAGCTCCGGCGAACGCTTCGAGTTCGGCACCCTGCTCGTCAAGGCCGAGGGTCTGACCGCCCAGCAGATCGGCGGAGCCATCACCTACATCCGCCGCCAGTCCATCCAGACCGCCTGCGGCATCTCGGTCGACCTCGACGACGACGGCGCCGTGGCCTCTGGCTTCCGTTCTGCGGCCTCTTCTCCCTCCGCCCCTGCCTTCTCCCCCACCCCTCGCCCGCTGACCAAATGACCAAGCCTGACTTCGACCCCTTCGACCCGGTGAACGCCGCCATGCGTCACCTCCACAACCAGAACCTCGCGTCGGCTGCCGAAGCCCGCGCCGAGGCTCAGGCCAAGACCATCTCCGAGATGCGCTACGCCGGCAACGAACTCGCCCGCGTCCTCGACGACATCATGCAGTCTGAGCTCTGCCAGTTCGACGCCATCTCGAAGGCCTGTTGCATCGCCACCATCGCCAAGTGGAACCGCGCCAAGACCGGGCAACTCTGATGGCTGACGTCCCCAAGGGCATCGAACGGATCGCGGCCACCGTTCCGAAGCAGTACGCTTTGCTGCTATTCCTGGACGGCTTCCCCTACGTCGAGTTCACGGCCCGCAAGCACGCCGACTTCCTGACCGACCTCAACGCGTGGAAGCGCAAGACCTATCCCTCCCTGTCCCGCTCCGCCGTCCGCTTCTTTACGCTTGCCCCTAATGGAGAGATAAAGGAACTTACCTTCACGCCCGTCCGCTAATGACCAACCGCGAAAACATCAAGCGCCTCGTCGAGAACATCACGGGCTCGCTCGCCACCGTCCAGCACATCGCCGGACGTTATGAACAGCACGACGCCGACATCATCACGCTCTCCGACCTTAACCGCTCGGCCATCACCGAGCTCCAGGTCTTCACCGATCACATCGAGACCGCTGATGAGTCCGCCCAGGTCAAGCCGCTCCATGACCGCGTCCACGTCCTCGTCGTCCAGCTGCGCGTCCTTCGCAATACGCTCGAGGCCATGGAGAACGCCGCCGAGTCCGCCCTTGAAGACGTGCGCCGCATCTCGGCCAGCGTCGAAGAAGCCAGCCCCGAAGATGACAGCCTGTGAACTTTGCAAGGGTGCGTGCTGTGAAAGCATCCTCCTGCCCATCAGCCCTAGCCCGACATCGACCGAGTTCTACGCGGCCCGCGGCTCGGTCTTCCATATCGCCGGGAGCACCTTCGCCGAAGTCCCTGCCCGATGCCCGCACCTGTCAGGCTCCGGCAAGTGCAAGACCTACGCCAGCCGCCCGGTCGCCTGCTCCCGTTTCACTGTCGGCTCCGTGATGTGCCTGACCGCCATCGAGCGCCGTCGCCCCGATCAGGCCGACGCCATCATCGCCTTGCTCTAATTTCCCACCAACCCAGAACACCAACACACCATCCCATGCCCGACCTCATCACCGAACGCGTCATCTATGACGGCATCCAAGCGCTCAACCAATCCGGCGCGAAGGAACTGCTCAAGTCCCCCGCCCACTACCAGGCGTATCTCGCCCGCACCCGCGAGGACTCCAAGGCCCTCCGCGTAGGCACCGCGGTCCACAAGCTCGCCCTCGAAGGGCTGGACGCTTACAACGCCACCCACGCCATCGCCCCGGACGTCGACAAGCGCACGAAGGAAGGCAAGGCCGAGTGGGCCGAGTTCGTCACCGCTAACGAAGGCAAGGCCATCCTGACCGCCGAAGAGGGCGCCCTCGTCGACGCCGTCGCCAACTCCGCTGCGGCCTGCATGAAGAACAACGGCATCGTCCTCTCCAAGACGGAGGTAATGTTCACCGCCTTCCTCGGAGATACCCTGGTCAAGTGTGCCATCGACGGCATCTCCGACGACGGGTATATATATGACTTAAAAACCTGCGAGGACGCATCAAGTCACGGCTTCCTTCAGTCCGTCCGTAAATACAAGTACGCCCTCCAGGCTTACTTCTACCGGCACGCCGTCGAGTCCGCCTACAAGTGCCGCGTCCTCGGCTTCCGCTTCATCGCCGTCGAGAAGGAGCCGCCCTACGCCCACGCGGTCTACGAGCTGGGGCCGGAACTGATGACCGGCGCCGCCTTCGACTTCGAGCGCGCGCTGACCCTGTATAAGGAATGCACCGCCTCGGGCAACTGGCCCGGCTACCAGACCGAGATCACCACCATCGACATCGCCGCCAAGCCCAGCGCCGCGACCAACATCAACTTCGCTTAATACCATGACCACCGAAAACAACCGCGTACCGCTCACGTCCATCAGCACGAACGGCACCTACAAGCTGAAACTCATCAAGCCCAAGTTCGAGAAGGTCAAACAGTGGGAGGACGGCACCACGTCCTGCCGCCTGTTCTTCGTCGACGACAAGGGTTTCTGCCTGTCGAAGAACTTCTCCAGCAAATACGGCAAGGCCCTCGCCATGCTCGTCGGCAAGTTCTCCGGCAAGTATACCAACGAGATCCGCTTGGACGCGACCCCTGCCGAATATATGCAGTATCTCGAGCCCGCCTGCGGCCAGACCATCCTCGTCGGCGTGGAGGTCGAGGCCAACGGCGAGTGGCAGGGGAAGCCTCAGTACAAGTACAAGATGACCTACCCGCGCGGCTCTCAGAAGCCGACCGCTCCCGAAGAGCCGCTGCCCCCCGAAGGCGTCCCCTTCTAATCCCGTGACCGAAGCACCCGCGCCGATGTCCGCCCCGACGCTCGTCCTGATCGCAGGCTATGCCAGGGCGGGCAAGGACACGCTCGCCTCCGGCATCCTCGAGTGGTCCCAGCGGCCCGCCGAGCACATCAACTTCGCCGACGCGCTCAAGGAGGCCGCGAACCACTACATGGATTACCTCGGCCTTGATGGGGACTTCTTCAAAGAGGACTTCAAGGTGGATAACCGCGACTTCCTCGTCCACGCGGGCAAGTTCGCCCGGCGCATGGATCGGGACGTCTTCGCCCGCCACTTCGCCAACTGGTGCCCGGTCATGAAGCACCACGACCAACCCTCCCCCGAGACGGTCGTCTGCTCCGATTGGCGCTACGTCAACGAGCTGCGCGTCTGCCAGGACATCCTCTGGGAGAAGGGCTGGAAGGTCCGCACCATCTACGTCGCCACCGCTGGGGTCGGCCCGGCAAACGACGAAGAGCTCGACAGCATCGCCGAGATACGTGCGTCCCATTTGTTCGACCAGGAGTATATCTTCAGGCCGTCCTCGCGTAACGCGATCATGACCGAAGGCCGCAACCTCGCCCGCTCATGGAAACTATGAACCCCGAGACGCTGCGCTGGGCGAACAAGGTCGGCCTGTCCCCCGACCGCGTGGCCTTCCTGCTGGCTTGCCCGAAGTATACCCGCACCGGGCGAAACGACAAGCCCGCCTACATCAAGGCCGAGAACCCTAACCACCACCTCCAGAAACTAGGTGACTGCTACTGGTTCCGTCTGCGTCGCCGCGGCAAGGACATCGTCGAGAACATCGCCAGCGACCTCGAGACCGCCCGCAAGCGCCGTGACGAGATGCTCGCGGCCTTCGACGCCGGCAAGCCCATCCCTTACATCAACGTCCGCTAATGAGCACCCCTACCCGCTTCGTCGCCTTCGGTGATAACCACGGCGACATGGCCGACGAGAACGCCGTCGAGGCCCTGGTCGAGTTCATCAAGGACTACAAGCCGACCGTGCGCGTCCACCTCGGCGACTGCTTCGACTTCCGATCCCTGCGCCGTGGGGCCGGGCAGGATGCCGAAGGCGCCGAGTCCCTCATCTCCGACATCGAGGCCGGTGAAGCCTTCCTTGAGCGCACGAAGCCCACCGTCTACCTGATGGGCAATCACGAGCACCGCGCCCAAGCCCTCCAGAACACCTCCGGCTCCGCCCTGGTGCGTGACTACTGCGCCGACCTGGAGGCCCGCATCAAGACCGCCGCGAAGAGCTGCGGAACCAAGACCATCCTGCCTTACCACGCCGAGAAGGGCGTCTACCGTCTAGGTCAGGTCGCCTTTATCCACGGCTACGCCCACGGCCTGAACGCCACCGCCGAGCAGGGTAAGCACTACGCCGACCGTGGCGGTGCCCTGATCCACGGACACACCCACACGCTTGCCCAGGTCAACCTCACTAAGGCCGAAGGCGGCGCCGCTTTCTCCGCCGGCTGTCTCTGCCAGAAGGACGCCATGGCCTACGCTTCACACCGCCTAGCAACCTCCCGATGGGGCTCAGGCTTCGCGGCTGGCTGGGTCGACGGCAAGGACTGGAAGGTCTGGCTCGTTCACCGCGTCGGCTCACGCTGGGTCTGGACAACTGACCTCAAGGTCTTCACTCCGAAGGCCCGATGAAGCGCTTCGACGCCCACGCCCTCGTTGCCGCGATCAACGCCGACGACACACCCGAAGGCTGGCACAAGACCACGGAGGTCGTCCGCCTCCTAGGCTATACGACCCGGGCCGGTGTCTCTCTGCCGCTTGCCCGCATCGTCAAGGCAGGCTACGCCGAGCAGAAGACCATCCGACGAGGTCGCTTCATCTATCGCCTGTCGCCCAGGTTCAAGACTTGGGCCGACGCCAAGGCCGCAGCTGAAGCCCTCGAGAAGTTCAAGGCCCCCAAGGGATGGGTCACCCTCTCCGAGTATGCGCACAAGCACCGGCGCACCGTCCGCGGCGTGCAATACCGCATCGACGGCATGGCCCTCCCTGTCCGCATCCTCCGCAACCCGCGGAGCGTCCCTTACTACCGCAAGGCCGACCTAGACCGCGTCCTACGCAAAGCATCTTGACCACGGGCACCCACGCCCCCATCCCCAACCCTCTCTTCCATGATCCCGCCGAATAACGTCGCCGCGGAACGCCACCTCCTCGGCGTCCTCCTACGCGAAGCCGCCCACCTACCGGGCGACCTCCAGCCCTCCGACTTCTTTGAGCCAGCCCATCAAGACATCGCCGCCGCCATGCTCTCGCTGGCCGTCGATGGTGTCGCCCCCGATGAGCTGACGGTCAGCCAGCGCCTACGCCAGGTCAACAGCCCGGTGACCGAGGCCACCGTCTCGCTCCTAGTCAGTGACGCAGGCCAAGCGTCCTTCCGCCTTGAGCACGCCGACATGATCGCGG